CCAAGCCCCCGCCTCGTCACCCCAACGCCCAAGGCTGACGAGGTTCTCCCAGTGAGCGTAATCCCGACGATCAGACTGTTTTTTGAATGGGGCGGCGGAGCTCTTTGGTGCGGAAATGATGCCGCTCTGGCACGTTTCGACGTCGGTCCGATTGCAGGCAAACTGCCGTTATCAAACGAGACCCTGAACCGATTGCACGGCATGACTTTGTGGCATGATACTGCACTGGACTGGAACAATCCTCCAGGAGGGAGCCCGTGGTCTGAAGCAGAAGATGCGAGATTTACCGAAGCAGTCGCCCGGCTTGCCGACGACATAAGCCAGGAACTCGGGCCTGATTATGAAATCATCAACGCACATCGGCCGATGTATTGAACACTACTCTCAGCGGAAGCGGGATCAAGAACGATCTAGCGCCGCCGACAACCACTTCACCTGACCGAGCGCGTCCTGCAATGCGTGCTCCCTCGTCGCGTAAATCCCGTTGCCGTAAGGGTATTCTGCATCCCAATCTTCTGTGAAGCCATACTCAGGATTCGGAGGCAAATAGACCTCGTGACGCCAAGTGTAGAGGCCGTCATGCCGGGCTGCGATAACGATTCTGCTGAGCCCGTCGACCGATGTGATAATTTCCATGCTGGCGTCGTGAGGGGGAGGCATCTTGTGATTTCCAGATCAATGCAACCGTTCTCGCACGGCGCATGGGACCAGGCAAGCGCTGCCCTCATACAGTGTCTCGGCGAGCCACTCTTATTTGTCAGCGCCGCAGTTGAGCGCCGTCGCGCTGGCTGGCCTCGATCCTCTGCAGGATCGCGCCGCGTGTGATTTTCGCAATTCGGTAAACCGATGGGAGATCGCAGCGAGTTTGCGCGGCCAGAGCACCCTTGACGAGCTGCGGTCGAAGCTCCGATGTTCGCGCTGCGGAAACAGAAGCGTTACGACGCTAGGTGATTACTTTGGGTGCGGGAAATAGAATGCCAAGGCCTACGAGAGTGACAATCTTATCGTCTGAGTATATCGGTGTGAAAATCTCCAATGAGAACGAGAGACAAATCCCTAGGAATTTAGGTTTCGTAGCAGATGAGTTGAGTGATCGTCTATATTTCTATGAGGCGCCAAAGGCATCTGCAATTTATCGCATGTGCGAGCGTCTACGCGACAGTGGGGTACCTTTTTCGACTCATCGAACGGGAGGTGCCGATTACGTCGTCGAGGTCTTTCGAAGCAGGGGTCACCTGCAGGGGAGGTTCAAACGTATCAATTTTTTCGGCAATGATACAGATGAAGACGCGCAGTTCGCGATCGAAGAGTTTTGAAGCGAACGCCACCCATTGCTGCAGTGAACCTGGTGCGCGGGAACAAAGGCGCCCGCCGAGGAATTATCGTGATGCCGAGCAATTCGGCATTCAGGTCCCCCAACCTGTTAGCAGGTGCCCGCGTTTGCCGCGCGGGCACTCACATTTTGCGTTGCTTCATGGATGCAAAAGGCAATATCAGACCTTCGTCCGGTTCATCAATGACAAAGGTCTGAGGCACGCCGCCGAGCGAAACCTTTCAGACCTATTGGAGTTGTCACCCCCGAGCGGCCCCCTCGTCAGCCGCTTGGGTGAGTGATAGCCTTAGAGCTGCCCGCGTCGTCCCTTCTGGGCAGCTCTGAGGCTCCACCGCCCTGTAGCGGATTGGGAATTGATTGATGCAAAACGAAGACGACTACGAGTTGCCGGAGCAACGTGCATCACCCGAGAATGCGAAATCAGACACTCCAAAGAAAACGATGGCGCAGCGGCGGAAGTCGGTTGGCGTCATCCGCGGAGCCGATCACAGTCGCCCGAACGCCTTGGAGTATCTCGGCAGAAGGTGGTTGTCACATCGATGACAGGGTGAGAGCAAGCGGGGGCTTACGGGCTTACTCTTCCCGAAGCAAAACATAATGCGGCACTCGGAACCATCTGCGCGGCGGACCGTTAACGCCCGTCTTCGGACGGAGCGGCAGCGTCCTCATTCCCTCCCCTCGCCCCTAGGGCGCTGCCACTTCCGGGCAACTCTGAGGACACTCGGTCGCTTGGACGGATCAACGTCGCAACTGAGCGCCGTCGCGCTGGCTGGCCTCGATCCTCTGCAGGATCTCGCGCATGACGCGGGTATCGGTCGACAGGCTGTTGAGCGTGCTTTCGACCGCGCGCATGGAGGTAGCCGCTTCGGCTGCCTGCTTCTCCACCGCCGATATTCGAAGCTCATGTTTGTCGAGCTGCCGGAGAGAGACCTCCGCCGCAGTCAGGCGCTTGTCGAGCCGATCAATCGAATTGGCGTGCGAATCCTGGTTGGCGTTCACCCTTTCCCATGTAGCACCCCAGGCGACGAGGCCGCCCGCGAAGCCGAACAGGATCACCAGGGTGTTCAGATTCCACTCGAATTTCCACGTTGGAGTTTTCACAATGGTCTTCTCTTCGGTTTCGTTGGCCAAAGTCCCGTGCCCCTCGAATGCAATGCCGTTTTGATAATTTAGTTGCCGCAGCCGAGCGAACTCAGCAGCCGGTTATGGGCCGCCACGTCGTTCGCGAAGGACCGGTCGTTCTGGAGAATGTAGACGGTCGTCTCCAGTGTTGGCCGAAGCGGAGCGAACCCGTCGCATGCATTCTGCTTGCTCGTCGTCTGGCAGCCCGTAATCAGCGCACAGAGCGGCAGCGTCAGAGCTAGATACTTGCGCATCGATCTCGCCTTTCTTCCGGAGGATTTTGACGGAGGTTTCGAGGGCAGAGACCGCCGCCTCGTCGCGGCCAGCCGCCTTCCCCTTGAAATATGCTGGGGCGACCATGAGAGCCGCGCCGGCGGCAGCCCCCGCTGCGATCTTGGCCCAGTCGAGCAGCCCAAACATCAGCCCGCCTCCCGAACGCGTCGCACGAAATACCAGAGCCCGACGCCGGCGCTGGCAACCATAATCGCGGCGAGCGCCCACTGAACCGGGCCGCTGCCGGCCATGATCGCGCCGCCGGCCGTGAGAATGCTGCCGATCGGGCCCCACGCCTCCGGCTTCTTCAGCACCTCGCCGAGGCCAGTATCGCGACTGTCGGCCTTGGCTCCGGCCTCCGGCGGCGTCTGCGGCTTCTCCACGGTCTGGCCGCTCGCGTCGGCCGCCAGGCGTAGGGCATTGCCGATGACGCCGGGCTGATCTGCCCAGAGCCCTTTCGGATCCTTTCCGGTGACACGGATGGTCCAGCCGCCGCCGTTGGCCGGGAAGCCGGTCTTTGCGTTGGTAAGCGATCGAAGGAAGCCCATGCGATCATCGCAATAATCTCGGATGAGCGTGCTGATGCCGCCGGAATACTTCCGGACGGCCGCAAGCGTCTGCTCGCCGATGTGGCTGTCCTCGCGGACGCCAACGACCCTCTGCAGCGACTTCACCGCACGCGCCGGCCCGGAGTTCACCGCGAAATCAAAGACGGCGTAATCCAGCCCGGGCGGCAGGAGATCGCCGCCGCACTGCGGCCAGAACGAACGCTGATAGATGTCGACCGCTTCTTCGCGGCTCATCCCCTTCACCTGGTCGGCCGTCACCGTCTTGACGCCGCGATGCGCCGCCAACGTCCTATGCGTGATGCCGTACTTCGTCGGGCCGCCCCGATCCGTCTTAACATTCGAATAGCCGCCCTCATCCCCGAACACGAGTTCGAGGGCGACGGGAAGAGTTTCCCGAGCCATAATAGTCTCCTTGTTGGTGCTTGTGATAAAGGCAGATGAGCTGGATCGCCCGGCTTGGACGCTGGGAAGAGGCCTGCCAATGGAAAGAGTGAAACTGACGCGAGGCACACGGACGAAGCCGATTTGCTCGATGCCCAAATGACATCAGGAATACCGCTGATCAGGGCAGGTCGAGCGCGCCTCAGGCTTGCCCTGCCCGGTTATCGCGACAAAATCCCCAGCGCCCCACAGGCTGCCATTTCAGAGCCTTTGCCGAGTCTATGAGGTCACGACTTTGATGGTCGACGAGCTCCGCAAGAAGTCCCATGCCGCGAGGAGCTTTGCAACCGTACTCGGCCTCGGTAAAACGTTGTCACACCGTTTCGAGCGCGCAGGTTTTTCACATGAAGAAAGTACTTCGTAACCAACAAATCACTGGGAGAGCGATGAATGATGCCGACCTCAACGATCCAGACGCGGCAAAGCTCGTCGCTGCGGTTGGCTATGGGCTCACGCAATGGAACGGGATCGAAGTTCAACGTCCCTTATCTACGCGCAGATTGTCGGCGCACAGGAGGCTGGAACGGCGATCGCCAAGGGGCACGCCTCGATCATCAGCACCGAGGCAAGGGTCGAGGTTTTCCTAGCTTCGTTAGAATGGGTCTTCAGCGATGATGAGGCTCGACAAGCGAATCTATCCAAGTTCATGGAAAATCTCAAGAAAGCGGCGAAGCTCAGAAACAGAATTGCGCACGGCTCCGTTCGCAAACTATCGGTGGGATACAAGAAAGGGGCGGATAAGGAGCTTTTCGTTGTAACGCCTTCGGCGCTCCAGAGAATACCCAACAACGGGTGGCTGGATCCAAGCTACGAGTATGACCTCGCCGAGTTGGCCAAGGTGAACAGCTATTTCAGTTCTTTCGGAGAGGCATTGTTTAGGCGCCAGCTGGAGGTAATGGGAGATCCCTCAGCGTTTTCCGATACGAACTGCGCTCCGCCATACCCAAATATCAACGCCAGAAAGTACATCTAGCATCACATTTGACCGCCTAGCGAAGCTCGCATCACCAAGCCATCGGGCTCAAACTGGTGCTTCAAAAGCGCATTGTAAGCGGCTTTCATTTGGAACTGCACCGCTTCCAGAACACGCTCACGCACCGCCGCCTCGATATGAGAGTTCAACAACGCCTGGGCTGGATAGTGCCCAAGAGGTCCCGGCACTTGGAGGTATACGTCGGCGCCAGCGTTAAAATAGCATGCGACAGCACTAGCGAACTCTTTGCGCGAGAGCGGCGCAGGACCAGCTAACAGGAGCATTTTGATCTGAGGTCGCCCCCCCTCAGGCAGGTCAACCTTGATCATGACGCCGCTTCGATCCGGCCTCCAGCTCTTGTCGAGCCCTGCAAGCATACGCCAACCACAATACCAGCCGACGCAGGCCGGCGGCCTTACAGGATAAACGGTGCAGCCCGCACCTCCCCTACAGTGAGGACAGATTTGATTGGTCGGCTTTTCAAGCCTCTCCTGCCTTATCGGAAGGAACCGACAGCACGCCGTGCACTTGCCGCAATTGCGGTCCGGGACCAAGGATATCATCTAGAATCGCCACCCTAAGGGATGCATCGACGGGTTTTTTGAGTGCATCTATCTGACCGATCACAGGATGAAATAATCCTTGGTCAGGGTCAGCGCGTCATCCAAGTGGATCTTGAAGTCGGAAAATTTATCGCCGTTTACGTCGCCGTGGATGTAGGTGTCGGAGGCATGCTTTACGTATCGAAGTTCACCGCCCGCTCCGGTGAACGACCCAGTCCCGACGAACGTAAAGGCCTCATTCCCAGAAACTTTCCAATTGGCATCGATCGCCGAGACGTCAATCATGTCTTGCTCACTGGGCAGGAAATCAAAGATCGAATCTGAACTTGTGGTCTTCGAATCGGACAACGCTTTGAACAGGAACTTGTCAGCACCAGTTCCACCGACCAGACGGTCAGCCCCTGCTCCGCCGTAGATGGAGTCGTTGCCCCAGCCGGCGCCTATGATGTCGTTGCCCGCACCCCCGGTTAAGCTGTTCATACCGCCAGTGCCGTAAAGCTCGTCTGCGAAATTCGACCCGATCAAGTTCTCAATGGAGGAATAGGTATCGCCATTTGCGTCGCCAATGTTCCCGCTCGAGCTACCAAGATTAGCAACTACACCGGCAGCGGCGTTGGCGTAGGACGCGGTATCCCAGCCGTTTCCGCCGTAAAGCTTGTCGGCGCCGGCGCCGCCGGTGAGAACATCGTTGCCATCGCCGCCGGTTAGCACGTTGACCCACTTATCGCCGGTCAGCGTATCGTTGTAGCGTGAGCCGGTCAGGTTCTCGATGTATCTGAAGGTGTCGCCGTAAGCGTCGCCGGTGTTCGTAGAAGGGGCGAAGAGGCTCGCAGACACTGACGCTGCGGCGGTCGCGTATGATGCGGTGTCGTATCCTGATCCGCCATTGATCTCATCCTGCCCAGTCCCCCCCGTGATCGTGTCACTGCCATCATAGCCCCAGAGAACATCGTTGCCCCCGTTGCCATTGATGACGTCATTACCGGCGAAGCCAAGCAGCACGTCGGCGAGGTTGGCGCCCGAGAGAATATCGTTGCCCTTCAGCACTTCGATCATCACGCCGGCATCGTCGGTTGTTTCATAGGTCTGAGCCGCTGCAACGATTTTAGTAGCGGCGATGCTGCCTTCAATCCGGAATAGTTGCTGGCCGTCATAGAAGCCGGTGAGGCTCGTTACCGTCCCGGCTATCGGCTCGCCATCGGAGTTGTAGGCGAAACCCGTCCCGCGAAACTCGTCGACCGAACCATTTCCATAATCGACCCGGAACAAAGTCGACGTCTGGATGTAAGACTCCCCGTAATAGAGCCCGCTAAAATTTAAAGCGCTCTGATTGAAGCCGAAACCAGAAGTCACCGTAATCTTTGCCATCACTTCCCCCATACACCCCATTCAAGGAAGCCATAGAACAGTTCTAGGTTGTAGGCAATCGGCGGATAGCCCACGTGCCGCTCCGGATTCCATTGTTGCCATCTTCGAATTGCTGAAGCACCAAGCGCCGCTGCAGAGACTGCACGGTCTTGTTCATGGTTCACCTTACTGTTTGGGAGGAGGTGTCTGCCCTAAGGCAACGAGCACTCTTGCGGATTTATGCGCCCCATATTACATCCCACAGTTGGCAACTGGGGATTGATTATGTCTGAAAACTCGACAGAAAAGCGACCGTCGCTCGGCGAGTTGATCGTCGAGCTAGTCGCTGCGCTAAACCACCAGCACGCATTCTTCGATGACCCCTCGGAGGAAAACGGCGGCCGTGACGAGGTGCAAGAAGTCATAAAAAAGATCGACGACCTCTACGACCGCCGAACTCCCGCCGCCTAACTCACCTTCAAGAGATCACACCGTGATGCCCAGATGCGCGAGCACATTGCGGATCTGGGTCGCCATCGTCGACAGCTCTGCGTCGGTGATATAGCGGTCGTACATGGCAACCGCCGCAATATCGCACTGCCCTTGCCATGAAAGGCTATATGAGCTGCCGATGCGGAAGTCGCCAGCAGCGAGCACGCGTGCCTGAGACGCGAAATTTGCGGCCGCAGCAGTGACAGTCGTCAGATTGTCCCGCTGGGAGCGGTCGGACCTGATGCGAGACGCGAGAAGGCTCCAGTTCGCGGCGCTGGTGACCGCGATACTCGCTCCCGCAGATGTAATCGCAGTGTTAGTTCCGTCTGTGTAACGCGATCCGCTCATAGTAGCTAGCGTTGAGCTTTGGGGGTTGTAAATGCTTGCCCCTGAAAGACTGGATGCGACATATCCAGCCTTTGAGCCGGACCCGAAGTTGCTGAGATACATTGGAGAATGCGCTTCATCGGCCATCGTATCGGTCGATTTGATCGCAACGATATGCGTAAGCGCCTCGGTATCCGCCACCGCAGTCTGGAAAAAGCTCTGCCCACCCTTGAAGCGCAGGAACGCCCCCTGATCGGACGGCGTGCCGAATGCCTCGGCATCGACGCCGCCCAGCGCCAGGTTCTTGGCAGATGCCCGGACACCGCGATTGAAAAACCAAAGGCCCTTCAATCCGCTTTCGACGGCCGCGTTGAAGCCCACTGCCGACGCCGAGAAATCGGCGCCGGGTACGAGAATATTGGTACCCATGTAGTTTTTCTCCTTGGGAGGACGAGAGAGATTAGAGAGTGCCTTGCGCCACGGCCGCGGCAGCCGCCGCGAGCATCTCGGAGACGCGTGCAGTATTGAAGGCCGACAGGTGCACCGTGTCGGAGAGGCTTGCCGTCTGAATGCCGAGACCAGAGGTCGATCCTGCGTCCAGCGCAAAGCCGACTTCCTGCGAAGCCATCGCCCAGATGGGCAGCAGGCGGATAACCGTCTTCAGGGTCATGATCTTGTCCTCTTTCGGTTTCTGATCACTGGTGAACGGGGCAGCGCCCCACGACTCACACCGTCGCCGATGCGAGCTTCTGATCCGGCGCGGCCGCGCTGCACGATGGCGACGTGGTTGATCCGGATATGTTTCTGGATGGCGTCGTACTTCTCGCCCGCTGGCGTGGTGCCCGGCTCCCAGGCGAGATCGCAGGTGTAGCCGGCGGAGAGCTCGCGCTTGCCGCCCTCGATTTCGGCGATAACCGCCGCATCCATGACGATCAGCGGGACGCGGACGAATTCACCATCGCGGGCAATCTCATCGCCGATCGCGCCGACGGCGAGCGCCTTCCAATTGTCGGCAGTGACCGCTTCGGCTGGATGGTCGTTTATCACCGGCTTGTGCGCGTAGCTGCCGAGGCTGGCCGTGTCGAATACCTGCGTCTCCGGCCGATAGACCTTAACGACCTGCATTTCCGGCTTGCCGACCTCATGGCCGGCGTAGAGCTGGATGCCCGTGCGCGCGGTCTTGACGTCAGCAACAAGGTAGCCGTCGGCGGTCCGTCGCGTACCCGCGACGGTTGAAGCATCAATGAAGCGCATGAAATTGTTTCCTGCCGCAAAGAGAATCGAGAACGCTCAATGGCAGTGACCAAAGATCAGGGGCATTTACCCCCTTCCAGCCGGCACGCCGGGATGCGCCCAACGATGGTCACTGATATCGGGAGCGAGCGTATCCTGCTGCAGGTTGGCAGTTCCGAGCCAGTCGAGCCGTTCACGCGACTCGGCTTCGAGCAACTCGGAGGCTCCGCACGTGTCTATGTATTCCGGGCGGAGACCAGTGATGTGTTTGCGATGTGCCAGGCCCTACGAGACAGAGGAGTTCCGTTTTCAACGCATCGGCACATGGGCGCTGACTATCAGGTGGAATATCTGCGTGAGAAAGGCCTTCTCAGCGGTGTCTTCAAGCGCATCGACTTCTTTGGCAACGACTGGGATGGAGATGCGCCTTACCAAATCGAAGAGTTTTAAAGTTCCGTTTTGCCTGATCTACTCAGCAGTCCGTCGCGTTCCCGCGATCGGTGCATGATCGATGAACTGCATGATCTCGACTTTCAGTTGTCTTTGTGGCTTTTACCCACCGAGGACGTATCGGGGCCATGCCTCACGATCTCAACAGGCTGAAAAATAGTCAGAGGCTAGGGAAAGAATGAAATTAGCGGTGTTCAACGAGAGCTACTGGCTTCACGACGCATCACTTCTCGAATTCCGCTATGACACTGGGACAATCACATTCCGAACAGAGCTATACTACAATCTCGGTATGCCCGGGCCGCTTCCGCCGCCTGGGCCCGACGACTGCGCAACCGGCATTGTTGAAATGTCCGGTGTCCGCATCATCGCTGGAGATCCACAAGCGTTTGCAAAGAGCCTCGACGGCGAAATACTATCTCTTCTGCCGCTTGCCTCGTCGTCTCCTTTCTCAGACCGTATTCAGCTCAACGCGATGTTGAGGTTGGAACCTAGCGACAGGCCTGACATCTTTGCCTGCCTGGATTTCGAGCTAGAGGACATCGCCATCACCTTCGGGACCACCCAGCCGTAAAAGAGATGTCCTGAAGCTGCAGGAGGCGGAATCAATGCAAAAGCTGGTGGACCTTGAGGAGCCTCAAATCTGGCGCGGCGCTGTCTTCCGCGTCAAAGGCTCTCACCCTTACGAAGAGCTCGTAGACTTTATGGTCGTCGAAACGACTGACGCAGCACGCCCGCTTGGGATTATGGTGGCAACAGGTTATAGCGCGGGACACACGATCGTTCATCTTCCGCCGGAGGCAATCGTCTTACGAAGCAAGTCCATTTCTACGGCTTGGCTCAAGGCGAATTGGTCAAAGTGGGTCTACCCTGATTGCCCGATCGACCAAGTGCTCTTTATGAAAAACTACGTGATTTAATCAGCACCGGCTGCTGCTCGAGTTTCATCCTCATCCGGTTCTCCCTCAGAGAGCTTCCCGTATTCTTCAATCGCAGCATCAAGACCTGGCAGTGAGCCATCCTCGATGAACGTATTGACCAGAGCATCCGAGACCACATCGCGGGGGATGATCTCTTGCCCGGTACCGCTTCCGACCAGCTGCCGGGGCGCATCGGCCTTCGTCTTGAAGACGTCGGCCTTTTCCTTCTCCGACATGCCCCAGAGCGGGGCCACTCGTAATAGATGTCTGGGTCGCGCGAGCCGAGCGCGCTGCGGATGATGCACTCGTCGAGGCGCGCCATCGCCGGCGTCATTTCAACGGTCTGCATGGCTTGCAGCCGATCGTAGTAATTCCGCAGATCGCTTTCGCCCGTCGCGTTCATGCCGGCTGGGGATTGCCCGAGCAACCGGGTAGCCGGAATGTCGGCCGCGCCCGAGACGATCTGTAGGAACGACATCAGCACGTCGGGCAGCGTGGCGAAGCTCGCCGTCTTCTGCTCGTATTCCTCTTCCTTGTCGAGGAGGAGGTCGCCATTGATGCCCTTGGCCGTGGCCGCCAGCGTATATCGCTCGAGGATCTTCGCCCTGTACTCTGCATTGCCGAGGTTCTGCATGAAGTCCGGAATGCGGATAACGTTGACCTTGGCCTCGAAGACGAGACTGGCGATGTTCGCTGCGGTACCGTCGGCCTGCTTGATCGCATCGACGACCGACAAGAGCACGCTGTCGCCCCAGCCGGCATAGGTCGTGGTGACGATGTCCTCGTCCGGCTGCTGGCTGCCGTTGAAGATGACCAGGCGCGACGGGTGGATTTCCAACTGCGTGCCATCGCCCGAGTTCAAGTGGTAGACCTTGGGCTTGCCGTACCGTTCGGAAGCAGGATCACGATCGATCTCACCGGCCGTGAGGTGCCGACGCGTCATGACCGTGAGGTATTTCAGGCCGCCCTTCCCGATCCGCTCTACATCGAGCGGCTGCGTCAGGTCCTGGTCGCCGGTACCGATGACCATGGCAGCGCCGCCCCAGAGCCGCGCCTTAACGCGGGTCTCCAGCAGCTTGCCCATGAGGTTGAGACGCTTCTCTTCCGCTTCGATCGCCTCGATCTGCGGTTTCTTCGCCTGCCAATCGCGCCAGGCACGGATGCTGTCGAATGCCGGGATATCGACGATCTTCCTTGGGAGCCACGCACCACGATAGGCGTCTAAGAGCTCCTGATCCGATAGGAGCGGTGTCGAATAGAACGACGCTGAGGCCTTGTCTCTGCTGGTACCGAGATTCGAAACTAAGTTCGTCAGGCTGTCGCGGACGAATGCGATTATGTTAGCCATACCCGCTCCAGTTGATTCTTTTCTGCTGTTGGAGAGATGCCGTGAAATGGCTCGAGCCCTGGGAACCCGTTCGGACCTCTATGGACGAAGCATACCTGCTTGCCTGGGAGGTAGAACTTGCACGAGAAACCGGGCCCGGGCATCCCCTGTACCAGACCAGCGCGAAGCTAATCGCCCGGAGGTTTGACTGCGATGACGCTCTCTATCAGCTGGAGGACGGACGGGTAGCAATGGTCCACTTGACCTGGATTCAAACTCAGGAAGCTGACCCGCGTTGGCCAGAAACGCGCATCTACGGCTCTCTTCACGCATGGAAACAAGAGGGCCTTGCGGCCGATCACGCCGACTGGCTTCTTGACCAAAGTTGATCTCCCCTGCCTTCTATCGAACAGCCAGTAATCAAATATTAGAAAGCGTGAAGCTGCCGGTGCGTGGCGCAAACGCCATCACAAAGGCGTCGGCGAGGTTCGGCGATGGGATGTCGCGCTTGTCGAGATCCTTCTTGCTTTCAACCTTCGACCGGCCTGAATTGTCGTAGTCTTTGCGGGGTGTCGACAGCTCATCGATGAGGCGATCGAGGTGATCGCACTCGCTCGAAATGGCGATGAGGTCGCCCGCCTCGAAAGCTTCTCCCCTTTCCACCGCATTGAACGTGTTGCGGAACCGCCGCGACACACTCCACCAGGTCTGTGCCTTCAGGTTCGCGTAGAAATCCTTGTTCGTCGGAGACCGCGGGTCGTTCGGATCGATCCGGCGATCGGGATTGAGGACCGCACCGCCGGCATTGAACTTGAAATGATCAATCCGGGTGCTGAACTCTGCGTTCAGCGCCTGGAAATGCGCGCCGGCGAATGCCCCTACCCCGATGCTGTCGTAATCGATCGAGGCGCCAAGCTCTCGGGCCAGGGCATGCACCCGCCCGGCTGACTTGAGCAGCTCATCCTCGCGCGTCTTCCACTCATCGACGTACGCGGCGAGGAAGCCATGCGCAGCAACCGCTGCGTTCTTGTCCTCGCCGCTGTCCGCCACGTCGAAGCCGACGCGCCTTGCGCCTGCCGGCTGAATGCCGAGCTTCTTGTGCGCATCGATCGCCGCCCCGATCCACGACCGCTTGATGATAACGGCGTCATCGTCTTCCAGCGGTTCGCCGAGATAGATGGCGATACTCGTCTTCGTCCTCTTGCCTCTTGGCTTCGATGACCTTGAGGATGGTCAAGGAGAGGAACGGGTTTTCGTTGTAGTTGATCTGCCGCTTGATCGTGTCCGGCGGCGTGTTCGTGACGAAGCGGCGATAGACAAAGTCAGTCGTCAGTCGCGGGTTGAAGATGATCCAGAACTGAGACCCTTCCTTGCGCAGCGTCGGCTCAAGGATGTCCCATTGCTCCTGGGTGAGATTATGCGCCTCCTCGATCCAGCATATGTCGATGGCTTCGAGGTACTCTGATTTCGTCGATATGGCACCAGAGGCCATAGAATATGAACTCCGAGCCGGTGCGCTTATGCCGGATCGAGTTCTCGGTGATGGTGAACTCGTTATCGAGGCCGAAGCGCCCGATCTGGATCTTCAGAAGGGTGTAGACCGATTCCGCGATCTTGTTTTGCTGGCGAGCGCACAGGACACGGATCCTGCATTGCGTCGCCAGGAAGATGGCGAAGCCGGCAGCATCCTAGGACTTCGAGTTAGATCGGCCGCCATAGAGAACCGCGCCGGGGTCAGCCAGAAATCACGAAGAGCCGGGTTTAGGGTTGCTGTAGAAGTCTGCTAGGGTACGCAACTCTACAGGGCCTCCATTCGGCCCGGAGACCTCAGTGGCCTGCACCGGCTTGCCGTAACCGCGGTCCAGGATAGCATTGGCCGCAGACACACGTGCTGCGGCACTGTCCCCACTTCTCGCGATCTCGACCAGAACAGCCAAAGCCATCTCGGAATGATCCTTTGCCATTGATGCGAGGTCGCGCTTTGCCTTGGTGACCGCCCCAGGCCTACGACCAGCGCCGGGGCGCTTTCCGCCTCGTTGCGCCATTTTGATTTCCTTGATTGTTTTTTCAATCGCAATATAGCTTCAGGTTGCCTTTGCACGGCTGAGTGGACAGAACATGAGTGACCAAAAGACGCGTGAGACCCAACCGTCAAGGGCGGCACGGGTCTCTTATCGCTGTGATAGGATGACTGGCGACCACACAGTTGATGAAGAGGCCACGTCAGGTCGACTCATCACTCAAAGGCGAACACCCGTGGATCCGCTGCACCCCGTCATGAACAACACGAAGTGGGACGAACTGCGCCTGGCGATGCATGCGCTTGATCGGCGGCCGATCTGGCGTTGCAAGGATGTCAACGGCCACTATTCCGGCGATGACCGAGAGTGGTTCTATCATTTTCGGTCAGCTCAATATGCCAGCATCTTGTACGTGGACATCACCGCTGATGATCCCTCACACCGAGATGCGATCAGAAATGCCCTGAAGGCGATTCACCTCCCGGGGCAGGAGACCGAGGCTGGATTTAGGGTCTTCGGCTACAGCCAGAAGGGCCAAGCCTTAGACTACCTCTGACCTCAAGCCACCCTGAGCTGACAGGTGCCGCAAGGAAGAGTTGAACTGATTGCGATGGCAGTGGTCGTCATCTCCGCCTTTGTTCTCGCTTGGATGACATTTGCGTTTCGCTGACTGCCGAAAAGAACAGCACCCAATGGTAGGTGTTGCGCAGTACCGCCTGCAGGAGGGCATACCCCTCTGCCGCCTTCTCGTTGATGAAGGCTTGCATGCCGGGATAGCCGGCAGGGCCGGTATCGTATTCCAAGACGCGGTAGACCATGCATCACCTCTTGGCTAAGCCTGACTAATCCCCGATAAAAGGACATGAGCCATTATCAATGCCCCTGCTGCAAGAACCGGACGTTATCCGCGCGGGCCCAGTATGAAGTTTGTCCGGTTTGTTTCTGGGAGGATGACGGCCAGGACGAAGCCGATGCCCATGAGGTGAGAGGCGGACCTAACGGCCGTTTGTCACTCTCTGCTGCTCGGGCCAACTATGCAGCTATCGGCGCGTCAGACGAACGTTTCATCACCAAAGTGAGACCTCCACGATCCACAGAGAAGTGGACCATAATTAAATAGGCTGTTCCACGCCGATGCTCATTCCTCGAACAGAGAGCATACTCCATGAAAGCCCGCTATCACGGCTTCCGAATTCTGGATCACGACAAGCAAAGTGAAGGTTGGCAGCCAGAAAATCCTGAAGACTTCGAGTTCAGCATCGATTTCTATGCAGGAACAGGGCGCGGAGGGGACGCATTTACGGCAGAGGTATGTTCGCCGCGCCGCTTCCTGAAGAAACACGCCACCTCCCTCTGCTCTCCACAATGCGTGCTGATCATGCCTTCGTTTGACCTCGCTGCGCTCGACAGTTTCCTTCGAAAACTGTGCGAGAACACAGAGGCGGAGACCTGGGATGCACTTGCACTCAAGTTAAATGGAATCGGGCGCTGGGAGTTTGCATATCGCGCTTGATAGCCGCCTTGTTCTGCTGGTGAGCCAGCGAAGGAATGTCATGGGTATCGAAGACAAGACGGTTGGTATCGAGAAAGCTCGCGACGAAATTCGCGAGATGTTGCTTCACTCCTGGGATCCCATCGGCATATCTGATCTTCCGGAGGCAAGCGACGAATATGACGCCTATGCCGACGACGTGCTACGTATGCTCGTCAACGAGGGCGCGCCGGCAGAAGACATCGCTAACTACCTCCTCGAAATAGCCACAGAGCACATGGGGCTCAGCGATAACGACTTGGTCGAGCGATGCGAACGTGCAGCAAGAGCAGTCGTCTCTCTCCGTGGCAGTTAGTGAGCATTTGCGTGGAACTGGTTGCAGGCCCGGGAATCGAACCGCTCTTTCGTGGTTATGAGCCACGCGGCTTACCAGTTGCCCTGCCTGCGAAATGAAGGCGACCACCCTGCCGCTTAGACGGCGGTCATCGGGTGGTCGCGCTTACCCGTTGCGTTACGGCTTGGCTAGGCGCAATCGGGCTCGCGCTTGAAGAACAGCACCCAATGATAGGTGTTCCGCGGTACCGCCTGCAGGAGGGCATACCCTTCTGCCGCCTTCTCGTTGATGAAGGCTTGCATGCCGGGGTAGCCCGCCGGGCCGGTATCAAAGTGCTCGACGAGGTATTTGGGCATCCTCATCTCCTCATGGACGGAACGTGGAACTTACCTCGATTGAGCGCCGTTAATTGCGGTCAACCTTGGGAGGAAACCTATGCCGGACAACAAGAAGGCCGTTGGCCGCGACCGTCAGCGGGTAGCCGCTGGACAGCCTTACGAGCTCAGCTACTTCCGAAAGAAGCATGGCCTTTCAGTTGAGCAGGCCCGTGACATCATCAGGAAAGCCGGCAACGATCGCGACAAAGCGAATGCGCTTGCGCAGAAGGTGAAGAGGGCCTGAGGCCAGTCGGACGACCGTTGCCGTTATCCCTAAGATTTAATGGTATTGTCATGCTGCTGTGGCAAGGTTCGCCCGTATTGAAGAGAACGGGTATTTCAGCTGCAAGTTAGAGCAGGGCTCCGCAGAGAGACTGCCGGGCCCTGCTTGCAGCGTTTCAGTCAGGGCAAGAATGTGCAGTAGCCTGCAACGGTGCGCTTCTACGAGAGGCGGAGCAGGCCTTGTTTGGTCAAGAAAGCTCTGGGTTGCCAATCATCAGAACTCCTGCGCATCGTGTCGCTCTGGGCAGGAGGAGAAAATGTCAGAGCTGGAAGAAAACCGTTTGCTGGACTGCGAATTCCAGACAATTTCGTCAGAGCCTCTGATAGGGCGCCTGAACCTTCAAACTGACTTAGGCCTTATCGATCTTCAGATAAACAAAGAGGTCGCGGAATTCTTAGTTGCGGCGTTAATCGTATTCCTTGCAGAAGGGACCGGCGAAGACGCTCCGAAGTCCACGGTGCATACCGAGCAATAA